TTTTTTTTAACACTAATTAGCTCGTCGTACGCAACGTCTTCTAATCGCACCATATCTAGAAATTTCGCATCCGCGTCCTTTTGGTCTCCGAATTGAATACCGTGCTTGATATTAAACGCATTACACTTTGCGTCCGCCGTGTTACATCTGGACATCAAGTATTTTTCTTGAGCAAAAAACAAATCGTCTATTCGTTTCTCTATTGCCTTTTCTTGTATTTGTTTCAAACACGACTCGGTATAACACAACCCATAGTACACACTTTGTTTGGCGTGAAACGGCGGAGTTGCATGAATAGAATTACGTGTGCTTAGCTTCTGGTAACCTTGACACTCGTTACAATAAATAGTCGCCTGTTTATAAAGGGTTATGCCGTCAGAGTTCAGACTTCCGCACTCTTCTGGGTCAATGACATATCTTACGTTATGGTCTAAATTTAAAAATTCCATTTCTACAAAAATAATGAAATAATAAATATACTGGTTATTATTTAAACAAGTTAGAGAGAAACGATTTTTGCGGAAGCCGGACTTTCTTCTTTATCCAAGGGTGGCTTTTCTTCTTTATCCAAGGGGGGATTTTCCTCAGGGGTTAGCTTCTCTCCAAGGGGTTCCTTATAACCAAATAACGAGTAATATTGGACGACAACGGAAATGATTCCGTATCCAATTTGGTACCAACACGAGTATTTTATCGCGGAGGACTGTATCCATGACATCCAAAGTGTTCCCAAAGGAAAAACGACGAAAAATATTACTCGGCATAATAATTTTTTTATGGATACTTCGTCGGGACAAATTAAGTGCTCCGTGTACATTAGTAAACATCCAAAAAGAAAGGTTGTAAAATCATACAAGTTAAAATCGATGGATACTTCACTTTTATTCAAAATGAAAAATAAAATTCCAAAAGTAAAAATCACAGACTTTTCGTATGGATTGCTGTAAGCATGTTTGTTAGTAAGTAAGTGTAAAAAATTTAAAAAATAGTTAAAATAAAAAAACGCCGCATTGTGTAAAGACACACACGTAAAAGATACGTAATGAAATCCTTTTAATAATTCCATAATAAAAGGGGTTTTAAGCCAGGAAAGGAGTTCATTGTCATCCAAGTCATCATATAATTTACAAGACGCTCCTGCGAACAAGGAGAGGAATTCATATTTCATTTGTTAATTTATTTTATATACATTAACAAATAAACCAATTTCACTTTTACGAGTTTCTATACTCTATACAACTCCCACACTCCTTATTCATTCCAAGATAATGATTACTATTTCTACAGTATTCTGGTATGGTTAGGTCCTTGGACAACCAAAAGTCTTCTAACCGATCCAGTGCCGTCCCATCAAAATTATACCGTTGCAATAAATCAACGCAACCAATTCCGCGTCTGCAGCAAGGACACCGAACATTGCTTAAAGGGTTTTGTTTAAATTTGGTCTCAATTACTTTAAACAGGCAATTTCGGTGAAACGCATGTCCGCAGGAGGTTAAATAAGCGTTGGATTTTGTAAGAATCGATTCTAAACAAATTGGACATGGTTCTCCGATTTGAATATAGGTTTTGACTTTTAACGAACATTTCACATCCTGACAACCAATGGTCACTGGAAACACCGTGGCCTCCTCGCAACAATTACAAACATTTTGGTATAAAGTGGGACAGTCCTTGTTCCATTTTATACAATTAAAATAAATGGAAGCATTTCTCTCATATCTTCCGAAAACACTTTCCTCGTACATACACAAAAAAATTACCTAAATGACGTGGTTGTTGTTTTAATATATTGTATTACCTAGTGGTGGTGCTTTAAATACTTTTTTTGTTTATGTAATTTTCTTGGTAGGAATATCGCTGGACACCAAATAAATGGAGTTTTCGGTGATAATAATATACTCGGTTCCTGTTTTATAAAATTTAGATATAGAACTAGTATATTCGTCTTCGCTTTTTACCAACAATTTCTCCCCATTGTCTTTCACCCCAATAAGGGCCTTCTTATCCAAGGAAGCAGTCCAGTAATCAAGCATAATAGGTTTGTCCTCTACCATTCCTAATTTAGCAGCATGCTTAAGGGTAATCTCTGCGGGCAATCGGTAAGTGTCAGGTTTCGTCTCGGACATGTTTTTTATAATATTAAAAATTATTAAAAAAGTCTTTAAGTTGTAATAGAATAAATAGTGTTTTTATTAAAGCTATCTAAAGAACCTTAAGTTTGGGTTTTGCTAAACAACGCAAAGTCCTTTTTTTATTACAAAAAAAACGAGTACGTCTATTTTTCTAGAGCTTTATTAACAATAGTCATAACTTATTAATCATAATATACAATCGGTGACTATGGTGACACACTTGCGGCGAATCTTCTTTGGCGGTTTGGTTTTACTGTGACTTTGAAAGGAATTCGGATCCACCTCCCCATTCATCTTAACATTCTTCTGACAAATGTGGCGAAACTCGTTGTTCAAGACAATCTTCAAAAACTCGTAAATGTAGAACAATACATTCTCATCACATCTGCCAACGATTAGTACGCTTCCGGTTCTGAAAATCATAAAAGAAACCTCAATAATATTCTTGTAAATGGAGCGATTGGCTTCCGATATTTGCGAGCCGCTTTGATGCTCCACTTCCGGATTGAAATAAAATTTACACTGAATACCTGGATACGAGCAGGGGTCATAGATGGCCTGAATATTGTATTTGAATCGCAACGTGTCATACAGAATTTCTCGATTGATATAAAACCCGCAGTTGAAGTTGGAATTGATTAAAACCGTTTCAATGTTATTGGGTTTATAATTTAGTTCTTCTCCACAAAATGGCCGTAAGGTGGTTAAAACCATGTTTAAGATAATCTGGAAGGTATCTTCTGACTGAATTCCGGGAATCTCAATCTTGCCAGTATTGAAAATTTTGACATGAAAATCCTTAAAGTTGTCTTGAATTTTAATTCTAAAAATCAAAACAAAACAATTGTAAAACGCACTCTTTTGCTTGCATCGATAACTCATCAGGTCCTTTTTACAAATTCCAATACTTAATTTGCGAATATCTTTAAATTTGACTCGCCCGAATGGATTGTCAATGTGCGTTATTATGTGCTCGTCGTAGTGGTTTTCGTTTGCTAACTTGGTGACAATGAATTGTAACTCTTCTGGTTCCAATGAGTTAAATTTCATTTGTTTTTTAATGACTCCATTTTGTGGAATACAATAGTCCATGACGGGAACACTCCAGAAAGTTTCTTTCAAATGAATTGGATTGGTCAAATAAGCCAATTTGGTTTTAGTTGATATATAGATGGGAGTTGCTTTAGGAGTTTCTGGAGAAGAATCGCAGTCGAATATCATTTGAGAAGAGTTTGGAAACCCTGTAAAAGAAGGGTCCTCTTCCTCGGATAGCTCATTGTTGTCCTCCGCGGTATTGGTAAGTAGAAATTGGCTCCATTCCGAATCGACATCGTTTTTTAGCATTTTGTATTTTAATGATTATTTTCTTTAAGCGACTTCATTTTATATTTTAATTATATATATTAAAAACAATAATAAAATGTCTTTTCATTATAAACCTTGGGAAGTTTTACTTATTGTGATTGGAGGTCTTGTAGGCCTATATGTTTTTTATAGAATTGACTCGGGTCTTGAAAGGCCAACAGATATAAGTCGTGGGAAAGTTGGCAACGAACATTTTTGGGGTTGGGAAGAAAAACCAAAATCAAGGTTCACACAGGCAACAGAAGGTGGCAAAAGAAAACGTAAATTGAGAAGAAAGCCTCAGCGTTAAATTATACCAGGAAGTAAGAAGATTTATTTTTTATCTATTAATTTTATATATTAATTACATAAATGACGAAAATAAATGGAGCATATGTTTTCTTTGGATTATTTGTAGTGGTTATCATTGGTCTTTGGGTAACTGGTAGTTTGTTTAAAACCTCCAAACTTTTAAAATATCCAAATGAGAAAGAGAGAAATTCGGTTGATAGTAACGCATCAACCATTGTAAGTGGCGGCAAAAGAAAACGTAAAATCAAAAGACGTTAAGTCGCATACATTAGCGCACAATTACCCCCCACAAAGTGAACCACATTGATGCGTTCTTCCATCAAATAAAAGTTGAAATTGTAGTCAAAAATACGCCATGTTGGCTTATTAATCCCAATAATATCCCCGCTATTCGGATCACAAATCGTCAACACTTGGGCCAGTGGGTCGAGCTGCGGTAGAATCGTGGTGAATTCCATTTCCACGGTATTAAACCGATTCATATTAATGGCCCCGGAGGGTTGTAAGTCATAGGGGGTTGTATGTAAACAAAAGTTGTAACAGTAAAGCCCGTCGGGAGCGTTTCCGGAGGTTCGCACGTATTTCTCAATAAAGTTGTATACCCCGGCAGGTTGTAAATTCTCTCTATATTGTCCATCTAATAATATGCCAAGAACTAACAAAATTTGTTTTGTATTTTGCATACTATAATCACTACATATCATTAAACCGGTTAATAACCCGTCCGGGTTTACTCCTGGGCCAATGCCGACATCGTCCGGTGGAGGTGTATTCCAGTTCGGTACGACCACCGTGCCTTGCGTCGGAGCTTGCGTCAAATCATTCGGAATATAATTATAAGGCCAATTAAAGTAATTAGTCCATTCGTTTCGTAAATTCGCATCGCTTCTTTGGAAAAACCACATCCAACTTGTGACTAATCCAATCGAATCCAGTTGGATTTTGTTGGCCCCCGTCACGTTATAAAATACCGACTCGTGAACTTGTTTAAACAAATACTTTTGTTCGTTTTTAGCAAACAATTGAACTTCATCGTTAGAGAGAAAGCAGTATGTACAATTCAAATGAATATCCGAATTCCAAATGGTTCGTGTGTCTAGGTAGGAAGTAGGCCCTAATTCGATATCTGGCGGCGGTTGTAAAAATCGATACATTTGTTGGTAAAATTGATTAAAATTGGGAGCAATATAGGGGAAATTGTTGACGTAATCAAAGACATCGCGAATACGAAACATTTCATTAATTGGTCTCATCGTCACCGTAATATGTAATTCATTGTATTGTAATGACACTAAAGGAAATGCCATTTGCGATTTTATTCCAAACCATGCGTTAATAGGAACATATAATATTTTACCGCGAATGGATGGCTCAGGGCCCGCGGGACTGGCCGTGTAGTATGCGTTCGGGTAGGAGTTGGTTCGGGTGCCCGCATTGCCCGGGTCATTCAGTTCAGGTATATTTCCAATCATTTCACTAAAAAGTGCTTTTTTGTCCGCACTAAAGTCTCTCTGAACCGCCGAAAGTAAATATTGTCCAGAGTACTGTTGTAGTGTTTGATTGCCACAAGTAATTACTATTTCGCTAATCATAATAGCTCCGAGATTGTCAATCCATTTAAACTCGTACGGTGCCCAATCGGTATAAAAAGTAGTTCCATCTGGATTGGTGGTGAGTTGCGGAGGCATAATACAAGACCATATGTTTGGTAATTCCATACTTAAATAACAATCCATTAATAAGTCCGCATATCTCGGAATTTTAAACGTAAATTTGGATTCTTCGGACAGACGAAGTGTACGAGCACCTTCAAAGTCGACACGAAATTTCTGAATTCCAAAGTTGGTGTATTTTTGATAAGTCGATTTCCAAAAGGTTTTGCTAGGATTACCGTTTAAAATAATATTTTGTTGTCCACTTGAAACCAAGTTTAATAGGCCGCCTGCCATGTCAGTATGTTTATTTAGTATAGCTAGGTATTTAAATTTTAAATTAATAATATTAGTAATATATAACATGTGCGTTATACTATATTCTAAAAATCTTAATGGTAAAACCATTTTGGCTAAAAATCGCGACCGAAGTTACAAGCCAAAAATTGAAATAGTACACGAGATTGTTAACGGGGTCGAGTTGGTTTATTTTAAAGATTTGGGTACCAATTGGATGGAAGGTTTGAACGAAAAAAGGTGTGCCATGGTCAATTCTTCTCTCTATAATCCAAACCGAGTATCGGTAAGAAGTAGAGTAAGAAAGGACCCGGATTATTTAAAACATCACTTAACCAAAGGAAATGTGTTTCACGATATTTTGTGCGAGAAAGAATCCATCGATAAACTATTAAAACAAGACCGTTATTTTAAAATGATTGAAGGGCACACGTTACTAGTCGCAGAAGGAAAATGTTATCAAATCGAAGAAACGGACAAGGAATTTTCCATAAAACAAAATCACAAAAACAGTGTAGTCTTGAGTAATCACGGCGAAGACACGGAGGCCGGTTACCGAACCGGAAAAAAAGGGGTTTCTTCTTTTTTAAGACAAAAGATTGTGGAAGAAGAATTAAAAAAGGTCAAATCTTATGACCAATTGTTAAACATAATGAATAAAAATTATTCCAACATTGATCCAAGGTTTCATCCGTATCGAAGCAAACAGTTAACCCAAAAATATAACCCAACTCTTACTGGTAAGCATATGAAATTTGTAAGAACTACCTCGCAGCTGTTGTTAAATATTACCGATTTAGAGTTTATTTATTATAGCGATGTGTCGAATGAAAAAAACGTAAAATTTATAAATAAGTTACCGAAATCGTATACCCCAAAAATTAAGGTGACCATTCACGAAACCACCAAGTCCTTGACCCCAACTTACAAAATATTTGATGACAAGTATTTAAACCGGGTTTATAAACAGTTTGATTACAACCCTAATAATGTTGTAAAACCCCAAACCAATGCCAGGCGCAAACACTTATTAACTCGTAAGCACCATAATAAACGGATTCGAAGAAACTCCAATACCAAATCCAATAAATCCAAAAAAAATAGAGAGAAGAAGGACTTTTAAGTTTTTCAAAAAAATTAAAAATAATTGGTTATTATAAAATGTCAACCAATCTACCCAGACCAAATCTTGATTTACAAAGACAAAACAATTTCATCATGTATTTGGCATCCATTGGATTTTTCGTGGTTGTTATTTTAGCAATTATATATGCTATTTATATTTCAAAATTGGAAAACAAAGAGTGTGACTATATGAATACCTTGTATAGTACCATTGCTCCAAATATCCATTCGTTAAGTGCCAACGACCCTGATTGTGGTTACAATTTAAATGATTATTACATTAAAACGGCCTACAACGCTTGTTCTGGAGGAAGCTATAAAAACGACTTTGTAAATATATGTAATTTAAAAGCCGTAATAAAGGAAGGAGTGCGATGTCTGGATTTTGAGGTATATTCGGTGGACAATAGGCCCGTGGTGGCAACAAGTACTTCGGATAATTATTATACCAAAGAGACGTATAATTCGGTTGACTTTAGTGATGTCATGACCACCATAAAAAATTATGCGTTCTCTGGCAGCACGGCTCCAAACTCCACGGATCCTATTTTAATACATTTGAGGTTCATGTCCAATAACGCAGATATGTATAATAATTTGGTCACCATTTTTAAATCTTATGATAATGAAATGCTGGGAAGAGAATATAGTTTTGAAAATGCGGGTACCAATCTAGGGGAACAACCGCTCCTCTCATTTCAAAATAAGATTATTCTTATTGTGGACCGAGGTAGTCCCGGAAGTGTGGCGTTTTTGGATAATCAAGAATTACTCGAGTATGTGAATTTAACAAGTAGTTCCATCTTCATGCGGGCTCTTACGTATAGCGACGTGAAAAATAATCCGGACTTGAATGAACTAAGAGAATATAATAAAAGATTCATGTCCATTGTATTTCCAGACGCGGGGCCGGACCCACCTAACCCAAGCGGACCTTTTTGTAGAGACGCGGGTTGTCAAATGATTGCCATGCGGTATCAAACGGTCGACAATTTTCTTGAAATGAACAAGATTTTATTTGACCGAGCTGGCTATGCGTTTAGTTTAAAACCCGAACCATTGCGGTATAAAATTATTACCATTCCAGACCCAATCCAACAAGACCCCGCGTTATCGTATCAAACTCGTAATGTTAGCACGGATTACTATAGTTTTGATACTTAAAAAAATAACGTGGAGAGAATAATAGAATTTAATAAAATATAATGTCTATATTGAATATACATATTATATTTTTATGAAGGATAAAGGCTGTTCCAAAGATATGAGTTTCGGCGATTGTGAGCTGGCCATTTTAAGAATGCAAGTGGATAAAGCACAGGAAAAGGTCTCCAAGGTCGCGGTTAATTCCCCGGAGGTAAAGGAAATGATTACTATTGTGGAAAATTTCATAAAACAAAAGAGTCTGGTTTGCTATGGAGGGATAAGCATTAACGCCCTTTTACCAGATGACCAGAAAATTTATAATCAAGACGTAGACTTACCCGATTATGACTTTTTCTCTCCCGACGCATTAAATGACGCAAAGGCTTTAGCAAACATGTATCACGAGCTTGGATATAGCGATGTGGAGGCACGAAGCGGGCAGCACCACGGAACTTATAAGGTGTTTGTGAATTATCAGGGGATGGCCGACATTACTAGTCTGCCGCCAGACCTATTCGACACCATAAAGAAGAAATCTGTCCGTGTCAATGGTATTTCCCATGTCGACCCTAATTTTTTAAGAATGTCCATGTACTTGGAACTTAGTCGTCCCGCGGGGGACACTTCAAGGTGGGAAAAGGTGATGAAACGGTTAACTTTAATTAATAAGTTTTATCCTATCGACCGTTCTGCGTGTAAAAATATAAAACCTTTGAATAATAAAGAGGAATTCACTAATAATGCGGAACTTGTGGAAGTGGTCAAGGACACGTTAATTAATCAAGGGGTTGTTTTCTTCGGCGGGTTTGCCATCTCTCAATATGTAAACTATATGCCAAATAAAAAAAACTCGAAAATCACTTCGCACGAATCTTCCTACTTTGATGTCATTTCTTTAAATCCGGAAACAACCGCAGAGATTCTGGTGGAACGATTAAAAGATATTAGGGTGAACAATGTCAAGATAATAAAGAGAGAACCCGTTGGTGAAATTATTCCTTTACATTATGAAATCAAAGTAGGGTCACGAACGGTCGCCTTTATTTATACCCCCGTGGCGTGTCATAGCTACAATATTATAAAAATAAAAAACCAATCGGTAAAGATTGCGACCATTGATACCATGCTCAGCTTTTACTTAGCCTTTTTATATTCCAACCGACCGTACTTTAGCAACCATAGCAATCGCATTTTATGTATGGCGGAATTCTTATTTGATGTTCAGAGTAAAAACCGATTAAAGCAAGATGGATTATTACAACGATTCAGCATCACTTGTTACGGGAAACAGGAAACAGTAGAACAAATGCGAGCTGATAAGGCAGAAAAATTTAAAGAAATGAAAGACTTGCGTGGAACCCCAGAGTTTGAAGAATGGTTTTTGAATTATAAACCAGGAGACCCCATATTTAAACCTAAAGAGGAAAAACCCAAGACCAATATTACGAAACCACCCAAAGAGCAAAATGATAACAAACCGATTAAGTATTTTAAAAATACGAAAAGAAAAAAACATTTCAGACCAAGAACTAAAAAACCGTATGGAAATTTCTTGTGGGGAAACAAGAAAACCCGAAAACAAAAGTATTATTAACCTACAATTTAAAAAATAAAGTTTAATTGGCAAAAGTCAGCCGTAAGAGCTGAATCCAATAAATACGCATAAGGAACATAACAAAGCCCGCGGTCCCCCCAGGCACTTCCCCACGAATTCGCACACGTAAACGTTTGCGTTGCGTCATTATATCCGATGATAAGCATACAATGACCACCTAAAAATTGTTCGGTAAATACGTTCGGCATTGGAACTATTCCATTTTTCATTTTGAAGAAGCTTTCGTAAAGGTAAACACCAAAAATAATGGGCGATTTGCTAACCAATAAACAGCTTTTAAAACTAATTAGGTCTTGCGTCACAAATGTATAATTATATTTCTTAAACAGTTTGGATGCCTTAAATACGTTTAATGGAGGTAACTCGGGATAATTGGCCGTTACATAGGGCCAACTTTGTTCGGCACACGCTCCAAATTTTCGAATTATGTTTGCGGCCATTCTGAGAGTTAGTCCGGTATCTGAAATGGACGAGTCTCCCCCGATAGCCCTTCCACAATAATAGTGAAATAATCTGGATATTTTAACATTTTTATTGGTCAACATGTTTATACATAACGCAAACGCGTTGGAGACACAAGAACCGATATTACCTTGGTCTAAAATTATCCCAATTTTATTCTGTAAACTAAATTGAGATGGCAATTTAGAGAGAAATTTGAGGGGAACTATTTTAAAATACTTATAGTCTCTTGCGTCCTTTTCTTGAAACTGGTAGTTTAGCTTTCGGTGATCCATATATAT